CTCGGCCTTTGAACTCCACTCATCTCGCGAAAAGCGGGCAGCGAAAATGCTTACGCATTAGTAGCGGCTGCAAAGTAGCGAAGTGTAGTGTGACAAACCGAGCGTCCCTGAGGCACGACACGCCTGCTCCTATCACATCTTCTTACCGACTTTTCACCTTCTAAAAATCTCCTCTAGTTTTCTTGGGGATAAACTAGTGTATTTCCTACCCAGACCAGGCCATTATGGTGATCCCTTCCTTCGGGTGCACAGATGAACCCCCACGGAGTATCCAACTTGCTCTTTGGGTCTGGCGTCCTTGGGTTTAAAAAGGGGCTCAGCTGATTACTGAGTGGGCCTTAGGCTTAAGCGAAAGTTCCATTAGTTGGGTTACCAGCCTTAACCTCTCTAACAAATTGAACTGGTCGCTACGCCACTCACCTGATATTTGACCACTGCATACACTGAACTGGCAGTGGATGTGGTCGTTAAATTGAGCCCTGTTGGGCTTGGGTTAAGCATGTGAAGCCCAGGTTTCGGCCTAAAATTCCATGACTGTACCCGCAGCAAAATCTGTGCCAGCATCTTAGTGCTGGATTAAAGGGAATTGATTCTAAGAAAACCTCTAGAGGTTGAGTCTACGTGACAACTCCATCATAAATTTTGGTTATGGTAATGTACGAGTACTAATCCTGTACTCTCACACGGGCGTGTGCGTTATCGGAGACCATGGTTGGACCATTGTCAAGCCTACGGGCTAAGTAGTTTTCTCTCTAGTGACCTGTCTCAGGGAATAAAAACTGAGGCCTCTTGGCATGAACAGCCACAAGAGCATTGTTAGGCTTTCCAAATGAGGTGTATGCCATGCCACGATCTATGCTTTAAGATGTAGATACGGGCGAACCTCTAGAGGTCGGAAGCTATCCTGGTCCCGGAACGCTCACCTATTAATTTAGGTTAAGGTGCGATGACCCACGAGGTCTATCCGGTCAGGCGACTAAACTAGTAAATGGCAATAAACTTAATGGCTTCTTCACAAAACACCCCCCTTTCCCTTGCGTCTTCCATTTCTTCTTTCTTTTCGTCACTTTTGGCACCTTGTGCCACCCAGGAGGAGTTCTTTGAACACCTCCCTTGGAGTAAGGCTAGGCCGGATAATTTTTGGGACTATGTAGTCCCACCCCTGTCGGACCACTACACAGGGGTACATGGCACGGCTCGTGCTAGAGCCGCTGCCAAGAAGGAAACGGATTTGAGTGGGTTGAAGGGTGCACTTGAGAAAGTTTTTCCTGGCACCCAAGGCTTAGATAATGGGTCTTGGGAGGATTGCAAGTGTCGGATTGTCGTGCCCGGTCGGGTTGTCTGTACTGACTGTCCAGTACATGAAAAATTTGCTGACTTGAAGGCTGAGGATTTGCCTCTTAATCGCTGGTGTGACGAATCTATCCGGCGTATCAGTGGCGGCTGCCACCTACACCTCTTTTCTGGGTGGGCCGCTCCCTCTGTACTTGCCCTAGCTCCTCGGTGGTCAACAACAGGGAGGGTACTCTCTGTCATAGGTCGGACCGCTCGCGTTTTTCGGCACCACACTATGAAGTTCTGGCCTTCAAAAAGTGTGATGGAGGATGGAACCTTTGTTCTGCATCTTGAACCTTCTCACATTGGATTCAACATCATGTCCGTTTTGAGGGCGGCACCTCCTGATACGCTCATTGGAGGTGAACAACAGAAACAGGCTTTACCCACAATTTCACAAAATGCCAACCCCATCGAGGCTCTTGGTGGTGTACGCGAGGTAATGACAGGACTCATTGCTCCTCACATCTCGCCTGGTTTTTCACGCACTTGGAGCCCTGACCTGCTACCTTCACAGATGGTTGATTACCCAACAAGTTGGGTTCGAGGTCTCACGAGTAGACATCGAAATACTGCCCCTGGCGAGATACGGAAAAGTATTGCTTCTAAGCGTATTAGTTCGTTTGTGCGCCACTTCCCCCAAAACCTGGCGATCCCTCGACTTCCCCAGCATTTCGACGAGGATCTGATCTCACATTGGGCGATAGCACAAGATAACCTGGATGATCTTTTCGTTCCGTGCAATTATACTAGACACTTTCAGCCTTCTCCCCCTGAGCGTGAAGCACTCGATGCCTTTAATGTTATTATTGACGTTCTACGTGGAGACCTCACTAGCCAGAGCCGGATTAAGGAAGCTGATGAGGTTGGTGCCCATGTTAGAGCTATGGGCTCAAGGGGTCAGAGATTGATCCCAGGTTGGGAAGCCAACCTCATACCGCGCTGGCAGACTTTTAGGCAATGTTACGCCTCCTGGTCACAACAAACTTCATACACTGAGATGGCTTACAGGCTATCAGCCCGCTATTTGGCATCTGTTGTTAAGCAAGAGATGGAGCGAACTGACCCCGCAAATATAAGTTTCCATGTGGATAACACCGCATGTGGAATTGAACTTATACATATTGGCAGTACTCCACCAGCCTTAGCACCACCTGCTCCTGGCGGTCAGCCTCTACCCGTCCAGAATGGTGAAGCCCCAATGTGGGATACTGCTAGCCAGACTGACTTGTTGACAGGGCGTGCACAGTTTCTAGATGTGCAAGGGATGGATCGTGAGATGATTGCACTTCTTGTTAGTGCGCTTGCCCCCCAGGCTAGGGACCAAACGCCAACCTTGCGAGTTGACGGTGGTGTACCTAATGCCCCTAACCCTGACAATAACCGCGACTACTGCTTAATGTTGCTGCGTAACACCTATGCTAATGGAGTACGCAGGATTTTCTTGCACCATGGCTCAAGCCCACTACCCACTGCTGCTGACCAGCAATGGATACTCGATAACGCTTTTACTCACAGGTCTTCTGCTATGTATGGTTCAGCGATTCGGGCACTCTGTATGCGCCATGATTTACCCGTCTTTCTTGCATGCTTTGACTCTCTGCTCTACCGTGGAGTCGGGTATCTGGCCTCAGACATGCCAGGAGTTCATGACCGCGCAGGGCGTGAAGTCATACTCTCAGGGGGTAACCTCTCACTGTATCTCCCCAAACCTAACACTGCTTCTGGATACTTTGATGCATTCTATGTTCCTGTCAACGTGCCTACACAAATTGAAACAATTTTACGTTCTTCTTCGGCTATGTTAACACATACTATGGCGCTAACTTCCCACTTTAGGGCTGTTTCGCTGAATTGGGCGTCTAAAGTCACCAACATGCTGGGGATGCAGTGGCAACAGTATGTTAACCCTCTTCTAGCCAATCAGTATTTGCGTAACCATGGTGATAAGTGGCTTCGCGTGTATTACTCTGACGTCCTTAACTTATGGTCTGCTATGACTGCTAATGCCATGGGCACCCAATACGGTTTTTCACCTTCACCATTTGCCCGCTCTACAGAGGAGAACTTGATTGTGCCTTGGTGGGATGCTAGATGTGCGCCTTACATGGCGAACCATTACCTAGAGATCTGGGCTATGCAAACTATCCCCACTTTCCAAGTCCTCCCTTATTATGATCCTGAAGCTGAAACCTCTAAAGTACGTTGGCCTCAAGGGTCACCTGCCCCGGTTGAATCGCTTACAGGATTCACCGATTGGGTAAAGTTGGCACGTGAACTCCCTGCCTATCCTGGCCTATCCTGGCTCGGTGACGGTGGCGGTGAATATAATGGCCAACATTTTGCCGCCCAGGGTAATAATGGACAGTTTAGGTACCAAGGGGGTGTCCCCAAACACTCCCTCGAATGGTGGGACGCTGAATTCATCCACTCTAGGCCCATGGCCCCTAACCGCTATCAACCTCCTCATATGGCACCGTTTAATACTCCGTTTGCAGATTTTATTTTGCCGGGCTCTGTCTTTTCTTACCGGATGCGTGAGAACAGAACGGTCAACTGGGGGGTCACCGTTCGCGACCGCGGTGCAGCACCTTTAACTCACATTGAAAAACTCCGCTGGTGGCAAGCTAGCACTGGCGTCCCTCACCAATCATTAATGATTAATGTTGTTAGGCCGAGTAGAGTTCACGTTGAACTAGACTCGCTGAATAACTATGCGGTCACCATTTGGGAAGTTGGATCACGCTTTGCTGGTATGACTTTTGCTGATATAGGTCAACAAATCTATGATGCGCAACGTGGGATTGGACGGGTGGCACCGGCCCAGACTCCTTTTATACCGATTGTTGATTCTGCTCCCACAAACTTTTCACAACCACAGCCCGCCCGGGTGACAGCAGGACGTGAGAGGACCAGTTCCAAAGTTAGCGCTTTGCGCTCTCTGTTGAGCGCTCGGGGTCCACAAATGCCACGGAAACACGCGTCTTATGATGAGGATGAAGATACGCTGGGACAGGTCGAATATACGAGTCCCTACCCTAATTTATCTTCAGAGCTACCTGATGAAGCCAAGGGCTCCCTAGGAGGTGTGGAAACTGATGGAGGTCAAGTTAGACGTTCTGCCTCAGCTCCTAGCGCCGCTGTGGATGATAAGTCTGAGAGTAACGATGTCGGTGACACATCGACAGAACTGTTGAATAGGGTCAATCGTCCCCTTGACCCCAACATACTCGATAAGATTAACTATTTTAACAGGCTTCAGGCACAGCTTGATGATGATTTCTCCAAGTACTTAGCTGAGTGCAGACGAGTCAAAATGAACCGTGTTTCTAATACAAAATCCAGCTCAACCTTTTCACAACCTAATCATTGGGCACCTAAAGGCCAAGGTAGATCCCCTCCCTCACCGGGTACTCACAAGTCACCGGGTCAAGCTAGTAAATCTGCCACCATGTCGGGGGCTATATCTGGCAGTCCGCCTATTAAGCGTGGCAATATCCAAGGCAGTGACCCGAATAATGTTTTACCACGTGGGCCCGTTGTCGTTAATGATGATAGTGCTGCTGAAGCTCAGCGTCAAGCTGAGCTTATTCAGAAAGCGCAGGCAACGCTTGCAAACTTAGAACGGGAGAAAGCTCAGATGCGTGGAGGATCAAGGCGTCCTAGCCCACCTCCGTCGTCACAGAAGAAAACTGGCTCCGAGGCTAGTAAGAAAGAAGTACGCTTTGCTGAACCCAGAGACTACGATCACATGCAAGCTAGTGTTGAAGAAGTTTCTGATGAAGGAGATTTTGCACCTGAACAACCGCACGATAGTGCAGCTCAAATACGACCACCTCCTATAGGTGGTATCGATTTATCAGATTTACCAGATGATGCTACCCCTGAACAAGCCTATAATAAGTTAACTGACCAAATTGCGAATAACTACCGGCGTAGTGCTAACACGCCAAAAAACTAGTTTGGAACGCTTCGCATATCTCTGCTGCCTGGGAGCGTTTCCATGAATGCTTTTTAAACTACTGGAACAAAAAACGCTGTAAAAGCTTTAACCACCCAGGGTTTAAACTGGCAATTGAATCGGTGGCAGATGCTACTTATAAATTGAGCGACGAACTCTTTTTCATTGATGCTGAGGGACTTGTGGCTAAGTTCAATTTGAACCGCGCTCCTATGGATTTTTCTGAAGCACTCGTTGGGTATGTTATACTACATCCCACACCACCTGAAGTTTACCGTTTTATATCACCTCTACCCGCTTACACCGACGGGGATTTTAGTGAACTCGTTTTTTCTATACCTATATCTGGGGTGCGCCGTCTCGCTCAGTGCGAGAATACTAAAATGAATGATTTTTATTGTTTTCCTAACATCGATGATGATGAATACTCTTGTGCTAGCCGATTGTTGACAATACTTGGGATTAAAGGTTATTTTTTGGAGCGCACAAGTGATATTAATGATTCTGGGATGTGGTCTGATAAATTTGGTAGGATCCTCGAGTCTCTGATTATGCCACATGTGCTGGTAACTAACGCCCATTTTTCCATAACTACTCTAGAGGGTGTTGTCGACGAAGAATCACTGGTGAGAGATCTTAATTACGTATCGTCCGAGGTCTCACAGATTTATGACAGCCAGTCTAAACCGAAGTTAATAATTAGGATATATGCCGACCATGTTGCTTACTGTTTTGGCGCAGACTGGCTTGATCATGTTTATACTGATTATACCACTTTTATCGATCAAAAACCCCTGATCAGGAAAAAGGTTTTGCGCCAACTCGAAGTTGCATACCCCAAGGTTACAGGGCGCGCAGGTGGAAAGGTTTTTTGTGAGTTACGTGATATATGGCTGCTGGGTAAACAAGACCTTGTCCAACCTCTACTCCAGCGCTTATTTGATCACAGGAACTCCAATGATTGGGAAGAGGTAACTGTCCTCGGTATTACGTTTTTGACACAACTGAGTATTGCCGGTGAGGACGCAGCTTGGTGGTTTTACCGTAATAGTAAGCACATTTTTCAACTGGAACTTGTTCAGATGCAGAGCTTGATGAAGAAAGTACATGCGTGTATTCGTGTCAGTGAAGCATTACCGCTCTACTCCCGTAGGTCTCTTACACCACACCTCGATCGTGACTGGAGTCGTGAACTCTATGGTTTTGATACAATTATTGGGCGCAGTGAGAAGCTGAAGTTGGACTTTCCAGCTGAAGTGCTGATGCGCAGCATTGACCCTACTATTCGAGCGCGGGTCTCAATCGCCACATCTCAACAAGGTTTAAAATACTTAGCATTTGAAGAAAATAAGTACGTGGATGATATCCGGAAAATGGTCATGAATGTCGTTTCAAGGCTTATCAAAATGAAGGTTAACTTAGAGAATTTCAGGCAATGGTTTTCAAGGCGTTTTTACTGGGCGGCGAGTGGTGGAGCACCCGGAGCCAAGATTACATGGACGACAAACAACAGTCAAGCAGGGGGTGAGCCTATTAAAGAAAGATTGCGGTTGAACAAACGTGGTGCTATGCTGTCGCTGACGGCTAGCCAGGTTGAAGACTTGCTAAATATAGGCTCACAACTACAAGCAGGCAAAGTGCCTACCCAGTGGTCAGTTAAAGCAATCAAATATGAAAGCGGAAAATTGCGGAGTATCCTTAACACAAGTGTTGAATACTATGTTATACAGGCATATCTCCTCGACCAATTTGATAAAAATATTGATACTAACGGTTGGTACTCTGCTGGTCATTCAGCTACAGTTAAGATCGCAAATCAACTACGTCGGCTGATTGATCTCAGAGAGCACGTTGGTTTTATGTGGGATTACTCAGATTTCAATATTAATCACACATACGTGATAATGACTGCGTTATACAAGGCGACGGGAAATATATTGGCTGAGCGAGGTGATAGCTCAGATACAGGTTCAAATATCAAACAAGCCATGCATGATATTGATAAAACTGTTAGGTACATATGTGCTGCTAGAACCAATACATATCTTGTGGACAATGACGTTGAGCTCATAGTTAAAAGTGCTCGCGGGTTACAGAGTGGGGAACGGGGCACTTCTTTTATTAACACTATGTGTAATGAAATTGACGTTCAGATTGTCAATGAGACGGCTAGACGTCTCTTTAATCATCCCGTTCTACACAAGGTGGGAGACAAACAGGGGGATGATGCTTTCCTCAACGCTATGTCAATGTTTGATGCGAGTTTAGCAGCCGGTATCTTCAATCTTACTGGCTCTGCAGGACAAGTCTACAAAATCAATGTTGCTTATAAACAACCAGCTGGTAAAGGTGAATTCCTGCGCGAGTCATATGACAGCGCTACTTATACCGTTAATGGTTATCCTATCAGGGCAATGATGGGTTTCATCCACGGTGAGTTTTTTAGTGAGCCTATCACTAAACCTTTCGACAGGTATGCGACCTTTTTTGAGCAGTGGGCCAAGTTGAAACGGCGTGGGTGGGTCGCACCAGAGAAGCTATTGCACACTGTTGCTAAGCGGCACTGTGTTTTAGTATTTACGAATGCCAACGGGACTTCCACACATGTACTCGCTAACCCAGACTTGAGCGTACTCCCCTCCTGTTTTGGTGGCATTGGTGTATCGATGGCCGGGGATGGAGCTACGACACTCATTTCAAACACGTTAGCTCCGTATCGCAAGCTTCAGACCCCTACATCACACACTGCCATATGTATTCCTAGTGGAGAAGGGAAGAGCACGCTATGCCAGAAATACCCAGAAGTTTTTGTTGATCATGACGCACTAATAAGCACATATACCCACCTGGCAAACCTAGAATACGCTAAAACTTCTGGCAATTGGCGGCCAGTTAATGAATATCTTAGAGCTGTGAGTTTGAACGCACCTGCTGGTAAAACACTATTGACTTGGAGCAAGCAAACAATTGCACCATGTTTCAAAATCGTGGCGGTAATTCTCTTAGAACGAGGAACAGGTATAAGAAGTAACACATCCAACAGGAGGTCGCTAATGGATGAATTCTCTGAGAAAGACATAATACGCGTGCCTAGCCACCAAGTGCAAACAGCGATCGCGCTGAATTTGAGCTTGCATACGATATCACCTGCAGGGATATATACATATAAACATTTTGTGAGTAGCGTGCCGAAACCGAGGTATGCTGCGCCATCTATCCCAGCTAGATCGTTGGTTAGGAATAGTAAAACAGATATTGCTGACTGGAATATCCTGCGCAGATTCGGTGTCTCGCGTAATGCTGCCATATATAAAGAGTTAGTTGACAGTGCCATTACCGGCGGATACCCAAAAAATGCATTGAGTAATTCACTCGCTAATTATGCACGTGATGTGCATCAGTGGTACATAAATGGTAGTTTCGTTGATAAAGTTATTGTGCTAAAGAAACCCTTGACACTTAGGTTCGCTATTCAATGCGCACAAAGGTACGTACGTGAAGCACTAGGTATCGTGGTACAAAACCAAGGGCCATCACAGCTCTTACGTAGGCCAGATGGATTTCCGTTAGCTATCACGCCTAAACACACATATGGTGTGCTGGACGCATTACCAGGAATATTCGGACTTACTCTTAGGCAGAGTATGAATTCGATAATAGATAAGCAAGCTGGAGAGACACATTTTTTGAAGATAATTACACTCTTACAACACTCTAAGCACTTACAGGATGTTGGAAACGAGTACCCGCCCCGAAATAGAGGTCAAAGGGAAAGGGTTTCGCAAATATTAGCCGCTCTATTAGAGCACAAGACACGCTGTGATTCTTGGGTCATTGTGAACACAGTTGCTGGGCACAGTGACTATATTGCCGCTTATAAAGATGCTTATCGTTGGCTAGCCGGTGAGCTTGATCTCATACCTGCTCCTAATATAGGTGTGAGTACTGATTTTGTCTCTAGTGTTAGGGATGCAGCTCTTGACTATCTCGAGCAGGATTCTAGTTCGTGGTCAAATTGGTTAAACAAAGATGCAGTGTCAAGAAGCATCGATTTTCACGTTTTTGAAACGAATGTATCTCAACACGTAATGAAAATTTTGCAACGAGCATTCCCCGGTGTTATATTAAGGGATTAATTTGTTCGCTGCTGAGCTTTATATAGAATTATATGTAATCTATATATAAAAACCCTGGCTAGTGAGGTCTCCACGTAGA